GCAGCAGTAAAACCCCTACCAAAGAAGGAAGCCAACCAATGAAAGCATTTAAATTAAACCCCAAGCAAGTTAAAGCGGTTAAGTCCTACCTTCGTGCGCTCGCAGCAGCAGCGGTAGTTATGGGAATTGCCCTACTAACAGACCTAGCCCCACAGTATGCCATTATGATTGGCGCATTGGCTGCTCCAGCCATTAAATGGGCTGACAAGAACGATGCAGACTACGGAGTTGGTTCTCCAGAGTAGCCCAAATAAGCCTTCCAAGGCCCTTTTAAGACAAGAAACCCCCTTACCTTAGGTATTACCTAGGGCGAGGGGGTCTTTTGTTGTTTCTAAACAGTTATGGTTGTGTTTCTTCTTCTAATTCATCAAAAAAATACTCGTATTCTTTACCACGAATACGGGCTTTAATATCAAAGTAAACGGCTTCTAATAGGTAGAATGTCGCTACTCCAAGACCTGCTCCTAGATATGTTTCCACGAAATTTGACATAGTACTCCTTAGATATTATAATATATTATTATTATATAAGGCCGAAGGCCTTTATATATAATTACTTACATAACTAAGTATACACAGTCAAATACCCATTGTCAAATACCGACGCTACTAGACAACCTACGGTTTTCCTGTATACTTGTAACTATGTCAATCGAACTAGAAGAATACGTGCTCCCTGAGCACATCTCATACTCTGCATTTACAACCTATCTAACCTGCGGTTATCAATACTACCTTGGCAGGCTACTCAATAAAGTCGAAGCCCCATCTGTATGGTCTGTTGGTGGCTCTGCTTTTCACCTTTCTTGTGAGAACTACGATAAGGAGAACGGATGAGCATTCAGCAACTATGGGATACGGCTTGGACTGAATGCAAGGGCGACCTCGATTTAACCAACGCTAGAGTAGGTGGTCGAGCAACTAAGGCTAACCCCAACAAAGAAGATGTTACTTTTTGGCAACAAGCAGGGCCTAAGTGGGTTGAAGGCTACGTTGCATGGCGCACCACCAATCCTTCTTGGAAGATTTGGAATGCACCTGACGGCAACAAGGCTATCGAACTAGCCCTAACCCCAGTAGTAAACGATGTACAGGTAAAGATGATTATTGACCGCGTGTTTGAGGTTAATGGCGAACTTGTTATTGTTGACCTTAAAACTTCACAGAACACACCCACCAGCAGTCTACAACTTGGGTTCTATAAACTAGGACTTGAACAACAGTTTGGCATTAAAATCAAATGGGGAACCTACTACATGTCTCGCGGTAATAACATCTCTGAGATGGTAGACCTATCTGAATACACCTACGACCGCATGGAATACCTAATTACGCAATTTGACAAAGCACGAAAGTCTGCGATATTCTTACCCAACACAAACAGTTGTCAGTACATGTGTGGACTCACCGAGTACTGTCAATTCTCTACGAAGAAGGATAAATAAATGGCCGAAGACTGGAAGTTACAAGTATCATACAAGACCCCATCAGGGGATATGATAAACATCCGTGCCAATACTGGAGATGAATTAAGTGTTCTTCTTGAAAGCATTGGCGATTATTCAACACAGGTTGCAGCAGTGCAACGATTGGTGGTTGGTGCGTATGCCACAGCCCCTTTAGCGACATCGCCTTTAACTCAAGGCACAACGCCGTCCACTTACTTCGCTCCAACCCAGGGTCAGGCTCCATCCGCTATGGCTCCACCGCAAATCCAACCAACCTCGCAGTCGGGGCCGACATGCGTACATGGGGCAAGAAAACACAAGTCAGGAATCTCGAGCAAGACAGGAAACCCATATTCAATGTGGGTATGTCCGATGCCTCAGGGCATAGACCAATGCAAGCCAGTAAATTAATACCAGAAGAGTTTCCATTTTAATCAATACTTAACGAAAGGTACACAATGAGCATTTGGGATAATCCTGAATTCAGAGCCGAAAGTGGTTCTTATATTAACTTTGAAAAAGTTGGTGATTCAGTAGAAGGTAGTGTTGTTAGTGTAGGATTGCAAACGTGGAAAGATGGAACAATTGCACCTAAGATTGTTATCAACACGCGTGAAGGTGAAAGAACTCTAACAGCGGGACAGATTAAATTGAAGATGGCGTTAGCAGAAAAGCGACCAGAGCAAGGCGATTTTATCTCTGTTAAGTTTACAGCAGTTGAAGATAGAGGTGGTGGCAAGACGTTAAAACATTTTGATGTTGAGGTGCGAAAGCAAATCAGCAACATGTCAGACTACGAATAAAAACTAACTAGAAGGAGGACCAATGCGTACGCTAGTACGTTCAGTAGGACGCGCAAGTATTGGTGGAGAACCTCTGCCTAGTTCTTTTAAAGCATTTGAAGCGAACAAGATTATCATACGTCGTTCAGAAGTTTCGATGTTTGCGGGTGCTCCTGGGGCTGGTAAATCTACACTAGCCCTAGCACTTGCACTCAAGACCAACGTGCCAACATTGTACATATCTGCGGATACCAATGCACACACAATGGCCATGCGTTTAGCATCTATGATTTCGGGGAAAAGTCAATCCGATGTTGAGCAGAAACTTAATACTGATGTTGGTTGGGCCAAAGCAGTCCTCCAAAAAGGCAATCATATAATCTGGTCGTTTGAATCATCACCAACACTTGAAGACATCGATGAGGAAGTCCAAGCCTTTGAGGAACTATGGGGATGTAGTCCTCACCTAATTGTCTTGGACAACCTTATGGATGTAGCCACTGACGGTGGAGAAGAGTTCGCATCTATGCGAGCAATCATGAAAGAACTTAAATTTTTAGCAAGGGATACTAATGCAGCGATTGTGGTACTACATCATACTTCGGAGGCAGTTGCTGGCAATCCTTGTCAACCACGCTCTGCCATTCAGGGAAAAGTTTCGCAACTTCCCGCACTCATATGTACGCTCGGCACGGTTGGCACATCGATGGGCGTGGCATCAGTCAAAAATCGCTACGGAAGAGCAGATGCCAATGGGTCGCTCATGACTTGGCTAGCATTTAACCCCGAATATATGTACATTGACGACATTCCAGAGAATGTATAATGACAACTAGAAAATCTCACAAGGCAAGAGGAGCAACATATGAAACAGACATCAGGGACTGGTTTAGAGCAAGTGGATACGATAGTGAACGACTTGCTCGAACAGGTGCTAAAGATGAGGGTGACGTTGTTGTCCGCTCAGATTTCCTTGGGTCAATTGGAATTATCGAATGCAAAGCGCCAGGCGCGGGCAACGCAATCGACCTTAGTGGATGGTCAAGGGAGTCCCAAGTGGAGGCAACACATTATGCACAAGCGCGTGGACTGGAACGAAGTCAGATAATGGCAGCAGTTTTAATTAAAGCAAGAGGCAAGTCAATAGCAGATTCGTATCTAGTGTTAAGGTTGGGCGATGTATTTGGTGGATGACTTACCAGACATAGTTTCAGTGTTAAAGCATTACGGTGCTAACATAACTAGAGCATCTGGTCAAGTTAATATTAAGTGTCCATTTCATAATGATAGTCATGCAAGTGCAAGTTTTAATACAAACAATAATATATTCAATTGCTTTGCGTGTGGTATGCAAGGCAATAGTATTCAAATAATTGCTAAGCAAGAAAGGTGTGATATACGTGAAGCAAAGTCAATTGCAGAAGGAATTACTGGGGAGAGCAACCAGCAAGTACGCGGGAAGCATCTCTCTGGCGGAAGGCTACCTAGCAAGCAGGGGAATAACAAGGGAAGCAGCACGAGTGGCGCGATTAGGCGTAGTCGAGGAGCCTGAGGCAGGACATGAACAATATACTGGCAGACTTAGCATTCCCTATATTACGAAGAGTGGCGTTGTTGACCTTCGCTTTCGCTCTCTTAATCCTGCTGTTGAACCCAAGTATATGGGTATGGCTGGTAGCGATACTCGCATGTATAACGTACTTGATATTGAAGTTGCAGGAGATTGGATTGGGGTCTGTGAGGGAGAGTTGGACACGCTCACAATGTCACGCTTGGTTGGAGTTCCCTGCGTTGGCGTTCCTGGGGCAAACTCTTGGAAGAAGCACTATACAAGATTGCTTGCAGATTTCGAGCGCATCTTTGTTTTTGCCGACGGTGATGCACCAGGACGTGAGTTCGCCTCAAGTCTTGCTCGAGAACTACCAGTTACTACAATATCATTTGGAGATGGAGAAGATGTTAACTCAGCATATATTAAATACGGGGCGCAGTACATCAAAGAGAAAATGGGGTTAAACATAGATGAAGAAGAATAATATTCCACCGTGCAAAATATGTGGTGAGTACTTTGATAATATCTTTGATGCAACAGACCACTTGCTTGATGATTCAGGTTCAGAACCATTTGACCCTAAATTAATTTTATCTAACGGTTATTCGCTTATGATTGGTTCCTTGTTGCGCTGCATGTACAAGTACGCTTATGACCCAAAGCAGATTGAAACTATCACTCAATCAACCTATGCTACCTTGTATGCGTCTGAGTCTGGTGTTGGCAACATGCGAGAGTTGGTAGAAGACATTATTGTTGGGGAACAAATGTCAGAGTTTGATAAAGAATTAAGACAACTACTAAAGGAAGAAGACAAAGATGGCAAATAATAAATTCGTTAATGACCTAGGTGATACAACATCAGAGTTATTTGATTTGCTTTTATCAAAGCATGACGACTATGGTCCAAATAATATCAGCGATAGTCCAGGCGGACCACTTAATGGCCTACGTGTGCGAATGCATGACAAGTTGGCACGAATCAATAACCTAGTAGATACCAATAAAGACCCAAAGCATGAGTCATTAGAAGACTCATTTAAAGATATGGCAAACTATGCAATCATTGGGTTGCTAGTTCTACGAGGAAAGTGGCCTACAGAATGATACATAGATGGCAATTACGAGATGATATTAATCAACTTAAAAGGGAAATAAGGGACCTTGAAAGAGTACTCTATAGTGCTGGTATTATTAAGACAACAGAAGAACTTGGTCTTGATTTATACATTAGTAAAGGGCATTTCCCAACATCATATGTAGTTACACCAGAGGAGAATAAGAAATGAAAATATTTGGACCTTACAAGGGAAGTAAACAAAACGGTGGACGACCAATCTATGTCATTAAGCGTAAAAAGAAAGATGGCTCAACACAAACTACTTCAACCAACAAGGCTCGTCTTGATTATGAAAAAGCCACAGGTAAGAC